AAATAAGGAGAAATACTATTATGAGTCCTGTGATTGCTGAATATGTCGATGTTATGGGTAAGAAAGACTTGGAAGCTCTTATCAAAGACTTACAGAATGAAATAGAGGAGAAAGACTCTATCATAGATCAGGTAATGGGTGTTAACAGGTGGTTAGAGAAGAAACTTAAAGAAGCTTGGCTTCAAATAGGAGAAGAAGATAATGAATGTACCTGTTAGATATTGGCTTCCTGGAAATTGGCTTAAAAGTAAACTCGTTATTACTCTTATTTTTCTAATATCATTTATATTAATCTGGTGTGCTCATCTTGAATGAACTTTTAGTTACATTAATGTTAGTACTACCTTCTCCTGATAAAATGGTAGCTTGGACTATCAATGAGGTTCCTACTCAAATCCAGATTGTTCATAAAAATGGATTGGAAGTGAGCTATGGAGCTCTTAATGTTCCTTGTCATACCAGACCTAAGACAGTAAAAGAAATGGTATTTAGAGCTGAGACAGGCAGCGTGGATGAGTGTTACCTAGTTATGGATGTTAATACTCCACGATTTGTCAGACATCCTTTTTACTGGTTCAGGATAAAAGAAGCTATTGATAAAGATGATCTTGAGGCATATATAAAATGATCTGGATTGAACTCACACTCTCATCTTTAACTCTTGTTTCAATCTGGATGATAACCAATAGAAAACCTGGAGGAGTCTGGCTTGGACTGATATTACAGTTCTGTTGGGTAGCTATGTGGTTATTTTTAGGAACCTACGGTTTCATTTTAATAGACTGTGGGATTATTGGTATTTACATTCAACGCTTACTTTTAAACTATAAAATAAAAAATTATGTTTCAGAGACAAAAAGACCTTGAAGCAGAGATGGTGTCTCTTGGTATCAAGAGATTCAGAGAGGAAAACAGGAAAGCTAAGAGGGGGAAGCATGAGTCTACTACTCCTGCTGGAATACAGTTCCTAAGAAAAGGAGTAGAGAAAGTAGAGAAGGAGCTCAAAGGTCTCATGGATAAGTATAACAAGGGAGTTCCTACCAAGTATCCTAAGGATGCTATCCAGAGACTCTTTGAGTTACCTACTGATGTTACAGCCTTCTTAGCTCTAAAGGCTTGTGTTAATCATTTATCCACTCCTGTTAAGTTGGTTAAGGTATCAACTGAGATAGGAGCCTTCTTAGAAGATGAAGCTAGGTTCAGGTATTTCCAGAAAGTCAATCCAGCTTTGTTTGGAGTGATAACTAGGGATTTAACCAAGAGGACCACTAATTACAGGAAACAGAAGAGAGTCCTAGTCCACTCTGAGAAGAAAGCTAACTTGGGGTGGAAGAATTGGCTTCCTGGAAATAAAGTTAGATTAGGGCAGATGCTGACTGAACTGGTTTGTATCACTACCAAGCTGTTTGAGATCAGGCAGCATACTGAGGACTCACAGAAGAGGAGAACTATCTTCTGGCTGGAAGCTACTACTGAGTCTCTTAAGTGGATAGAAAAGAAGAACTCTATCTGTGAGCTCTACAATCCTGTAAAACTTCCTTGTCTTATTCCACCTAGAAAGTGGGAGTCAGTCTACTCAGGGGGGTACTATACCTATACAGGATTGAACTTCATTAAGACAATGGATAGCTCTTACCTAGATATGATTGACCTGAGGAAACCTAAAGAGGTCTTTCAGGCTGTGAACATAGTCCAGGAAACTGCTTGGAGAATAAACAGGGAAGTATTTGAGATTATGGATACCTTGTTTAACTCTAAGGCAAGCTCAAAGGTTATTCCAGAGTTCTTTGAGAGGACCATGCCGGTTTCTTATCCCAAAGAAGGAACTAAAGAGGAACAAGTAGAATGGAAAAGACTTGCTACTCACATGTACTCAGATAATGTAAGGCGTAAAACCAAGAGAATCCAGTTCAGTCAACTCATGTGGACTGCTAGGAAGTTTAAGAATGAGAAGATGTTTTACTTTCCTCATACAGTAGACTTCAGGGGTAGACTGTACGCTAATACTGCCTTCCTTAATCCTCAGGGGGAAGACTCAGCTAGGGGTTTGCTTGAGTTTTCTGTAGGGAAACCTATGGGAGACTCAGGTAAGCCTTGGCTTGATGTCCACTTAGCTAACTGCTATGGGTATGATAAGGTCTCTCTGGAAGAGAGGGTAGAGTGGGTAGAACACCATAGGGACAGTATTATTATGACAGGATCAGATCCACTAGACTATAAGTGGTGGATGGATGCAGATAAACCTTGGCAGTTTCTAAGGGCTTGCCTGGAATATGTTAAGGTAGATAAAGATCCAAGGTATGACAGCCACTTACCAATTACTGTGGATGGTTCCTGTAATGGCTTACAACATTTCTCTGCTATGCTTAAGGATGAAAAGGGGGGTAAGTCAGTAAACCTTCTGCCTTCTGATGAGCCACAGGATGTCTATGAGATAGTAACACAAGCTGTTATTAAGAGAGTAGAAGCTGATCCAGAGAGTATCATCCAAGCTGGAGATATAAACAGGGCTCTCATTAAAAGACCAGTAATGACTACTCCTTATGGAGCAACTCTATATGGTATGAGAGACCAGCTTCATGAGGAATACAAGAAGCAACTGGATAAGGGGGTAGAGTTTCCTACAATTAAGAAGGATGAAGATCTATGGAAATACTGTAAGTATCAGGCTCACCATATTTATAATGCTATTGGGGAGACTGTGGTTTCTGCCAGAGAAGGAATGAGGTGGCTCCAAAATGCTGCTAAAATCATGAGTAAAACAGATAAGCCTATCTACTGGACTCTACCTACAGGTTTTATCGTAAAGCAGAAGTATATGAAGCCTGTGGTTAAAGAGGTCAAGACAATATTAAATGGTAAACTGGCTTCTCTGTTTTCAGCTCATCACATGACTGATAAAATGGATAAGGTGAGACAGGCAAACGGAATAGCTCCAAATTTTGTTCATAGCTTGGATGCCTGTCACCTCATGAAAACAGTTTTGGCATCTTATATGGACATACAGAGCTTTGCTGTGGTTCACGATTCGTTTGGAACCCATGCCTGTGATATGGAAACCTTGAGTGAGAACCTGAGAAAGACTTTCATTGAACTCTACTCTGAAGATGTCCTAGCCAAGTTTGCAGCAGAGCAATCTGAGAAATTTCCAGATCTGCCTGAATATGGAACCTTAAATATAGAGGATGTAGCCAATGCCGAATTCTTTTTTAGCTAATACTAGTGTAAAAAAGGTGTCAGAAGGGATGATTAAGTTAGTAAGTAGTATTGAGGGGTTTACAAAGGCTGAGAAGTGTGCTATAATAGCATCTGTATTTAGTTGTTTATATATCCATAAACTTTCTCATGAAAGGAGCCTAACTGATGTGATGTGTATTGTTAATAATATGAGAGTAGATTGTAGGATCAAGAAACTTCCTGAGTTTGGTGCAGCAGAAAATTTTATTAAAGGAGAAATTTAAAATGGCAGATAAAATTCCAGTTAACATTTCGCCAATCGGTGTAGCAGCCTATCCTCATCTTAACAAACCAGACACTCGTTTTGATGATGATGGCATCTATCAGGTTAACCTGATTTACAGCAAGAAAGAAGTTAAGGAAATTCAGGATATTGTAGAACCGTTGATGAATGGTGGGTTCCATAATCCAGTTAAGCCTGAGTTGGGTGAGGATGATAAGCCCACGGGTAAATTCAATGTGCGTTTTAAAATGAAAGCTTTAATGAAGATCAAGGGAAAGCGTGTAGCTCAAAGACCTGTTCTGACTGATACTGCCGGCAACCGTGTGATTAGTAATATTGGTGGTGGCAGCAAGCTGAGAATTGCTTATCAGGCTGTGCCGTTTGATCAAGGCAAGGGTGGGGTTACACTCAGGATGAAAGCCGTGCGTGTAATAGAACTGGTAGAATACATTCCAGGAGTTCAATGGGGTGTGGAAGATGAGGGTTTTGAGGAAGAAAAATCTGATGGTAGCACAGGTGATGAGTTTGAGATTATTCTTGATACCAATAATAATAATGATGAGGACTTCTGATGATGGCTTCTTATGATGATTGGAGAGCACTAGATACAGAAGATTTAGTATCTCGAACCAGAGCACTACCTGATGAGACTCTAGCAAAACTTGTAGAGTACGTTCAGATTCTCTGTGATTCAGGTAGTTTTCCTAAAGAGACATTTTTTGAAGTTTCACAAACAGCTAAATTGGTTTATAATCTATTACACCCACAGGCAAATGATAATACCACCAATTAGTAAACAACAAAAGCTCAGGGGTATGCGAGAGGGATACAGAAGTGGCTTAGAAGAGTCTATAGCCAGCCAGTTGAGTCGACAAGTTGGTGTATCCTGGACTTATGAATCAGAAAGAATCAAGTATATCCCTGAGCCTAGACATTACCTACCAGATTTTATAGTACAAGGAAATAACAAGACGATTTACATTGAGACTAAAGGGAGATTTCTTCCCAAGGATAGGGCTAAACACGCTCTTATTAAGAAGCAGCATCCTGAGATTGATCTCCGATTTGTTTTTACTAACCCCAAACAAAAACTATACAAAGGATCTAAAACTACATACGGTGAATGGTGTGATAAGCATGGATTTTTATACTCAAAAAGGAGCATACCAGATATATGGATACAGGAACTCAAAAGGTAGTTCATGAGCCTTGTCCTAAGTGTGGCTCAAAAAATAATTTAGGGAGATATCCAGATGGCCATGCGTATTGTTTTGGTAGCGAGTGTGATTATATGGAGTATAATAATAGCGACAGTAAGCCTGTGGGGAAAGTACTCTCCACGAGTAATGGATTTCCTAAGGCAGGAAACTATGAGCCCCTTAATAAAAGAGGAATCTCCCAAGAAACCTGTAGATTTTTCGGTTACAAGGTAGGGGAGCTCTCAGGTAACAGGGTTCATATTGCTCCCTATTACAATAATGAGGGTGAGCTCATAGCTCAACAACTAAGGACTAAGAATAAAGACTTCCCTATACTAGGAGAAGCTAGGAGTTTAGGTTTGTGGGGAAAACAATGTTGGACCTCTGGAAAATATATCGTTATTACTGAGGGGCAGATAGATGCCATGTCTGTAGCTGAGGTTAATAACTGTAAGTATCCAGTAGTGTCAATCCCTAATGGTGTGGGCTCTGCTTGTAAGGCTGTAAGCAAGGACTTAGAGTGGATCTTGGAGAACTTCCAAGAAGTTGTACTGATGTTTGACTCTGATCCTCAAGGTAAAAGCACAGCTCGTAAAGTAGCAGAGCTGTTTCCACCAGGTCGGTGTAAAATTGCTTCTCTTCCACTGAAGGATGCTAATGAAATGCTTAAAGAAGATAGAGGAAGTGAGGTTGTTAATGCTATCTTCAGGGCAAGTACATATCGTCCAGACGGTATTATTGCAGGAGAGGATACTTGGGAGCTTGTGAACATTCCAATGCAAGCTGCTGATATGGAGTATCCTTGGCAGGGGCTTAATAACTTAACATTAGGAGCTAGAAAAGGTGAACTCGTTACATTCTGTGCAGGAACTGGCGTGGGTAAATCGACTGCTGTTAAAGAGATTGCATCTTACTTCCTCAGTAAAGGAGAGACAATTGGTTATATCGCTCTTGAGGAATCTGTACGACAGGCATCCATCGACTTCATGTCTATTGAAGCCAACAAAATGCTCCACCTTCAAAATGATTTAGATGAAAAATATTTGAGAGATATATGGGAAAAGACTTTAAACACAGGAAGAATATATCTCTATGATCATTGGGGGAGCTTGGATGGAGACATTCTTGCCAACAGGATTCGTTACCTTGTAAGGAGTTGTTCAGTCAGTTGGATTATTATTGACCACATATCTATTATGATTAGCGGAATGGAAGGTGGTGATGAAAGACGATTGATTGATAACTTGATGACCAAACTGAGATCTTTGGCAGAAGAACTGAACATAGGAATGTTCATAGTTTCTCATCTAAAAAAACCTAGTGATGGAAGAGGACATGAAGATGGAAGAAAAATTACACTTAATGACGTTAGAGGGAGTGGAAGCATATCTCAACTTAGCGATTTCGTTATTGGACTCGAAAGAAACCAACAGGAAGACGGTGAAACAACTGTTAGAATTCTTAAGGCAAGGTATAAAGGAAGCACTACAGGTATTGCAACCAAGTTGTACTACGATAGAGAAACAGGAAGACTTAGAGAGTGTGGAACATTCGATACACTCTCTTCAAAATAGAACAACCAGATTAGAAGAGTTAGTTATAGGAGATAATAAATGAAAATTCTGTTTGATATTGAAACAGATGGTTTATTATTTGATGTTACCAAGGTACATTGTGTAGGTTTGGCAGTGGCTGATACCAAGGCTTCTCAAGTTTATGCTAATGATCTTGATTATGATTGTTTGAATGATGCGTTAGAAATAATGTCTGATGCAGAATCTTTAACTGGACATAATATTATTGGGTTTGATCTGCCTGTTTTAAAGAAGGTATTAGGTTGGGAACCTAGACGAGACACTCTTATTGAGGACACACTAGTGATGTCTCGTCTGGTGTTTCCTAACTTGATGGATCTGGACTCAAAAAAACCAATCATTGTTCCTAGAAAACTGTGGGGTTCTCATAGTTTAAAGGCATGGGGCTATAGATTGGGTGTATTAAAAGGAGACTTTAATAATGGAGATACTGACTGGAGTACTTTTACTGATGACATGGCAAATTATTGTGCTGATGATGTTTCGTTAGGAGCCTTGTTACATACTCATCTATGTGGTTTTGAATATTCTGGAGAAGCTGTGGGTCTGGAACATGAGTTTGCTACGATTATTCAACGTCAAGTAGAGCAAGGCTTTAAGTTTGATGTGTCTCAAGGACAGAATTTGTATGTCAAGCTGTTAAAACAGAAGGAGACAATAGCACAAAAATTAAAGGACCGCTTTGGTTCTTGGTATAAGGATCTAGGTGAGTTTACCCCAAAGAAATCTAATGTTAAACGTGGGTATACTGCTGGTTGTTCTTTGAATCGTATTGAGAAGATAGATTTTAATCCTAACAGCAGGGACCACATCAGTTATAAGCTGACTAAGGATTATGGGTGGACCCCTCGTGAATGGACTCCAAGTGGTAAGCCTAAAATTGATGAAAGGATTTTAAGAAAACTTCCTTATCCAGGTTGTGATGAGTTGTTCAACCACTTTCTATTATCCAAGCGTATTGCTCAGTTAGCTGAGGGTGACAATGCTTGGCTAAGGTTGGAACAAAATGGAAGAGTGCATGGATATGTAAATACCAATGGGGCTGTTACAGGACGGTGTACTCATTCAGCTCCTAATATGGCTCAAGTTCCAGCCAGTTATAGTCCTTACGGTCAAGACTGTAGAAAATTATTCCAATCTTCTACTGATAAGGTCTTGGTTGGGTGTGATGCTGATGGGTTAGAGCTCAGAGCTTTAGCCGGCTATCTTAAAAAATATGATAAGGGAATCTATAGTACTGCTGCCATAGATGGCAACTCTAAAAATAAAACAGATATTCATTCTATTAATCAGAAGATATTAGGCATTGATTCAAGAGACACAGCTAAGACTTTCTTTTATGCTTTTATTTATGGAGCTGGAAACGAAAAGCTAGGAGATATTTTAGGTAGCAGTAGGGTTAAGGGTAAGGCTGCACGAGACAGGTTGTTGAATGGGGTTAAGGGTCTGGAACAATTAACAACCGCTGTAAAGCAAGCTTACAGGAGACGGGGGCATCTGATAGGATTAGATGGACGTAAACTCCATGTGCGTTCTGAGCACAGTGCCTTGAATACACTGTTACAAAGTGCAGGGGCTGTGTTAATGAAGAAAGCTTTGGTGTTACTGGATGAGCGTTTACAGTTCTTGGGGCTAACTCCACCAGAAGACTATGAATTTGTTGCTAATATTCATGATGAATTTCAAATTGAATGTAAGGAAATATATGCAAATAAATATGTCGGACCAGAAGCCACAAGAGCAATCCAAAGAGCTGGACACTACTACGAATTTGGATGTCCTCTTAGTGGAACGTTTAAAGTTGGAAGAGATTGGTCTGAAACACATTAAAACATTTAAAGAGTTAGAAACTTTTTGTGAAGGTTTTTATAGTTTCTTGTTAAGTAAAAATATTTACTCTAAAAAAAATGAACAAGCTAGATATAACACTTTCAGAAGACATTTAAAATCTTATATAGTATGTTTTTTAAGAAACTTTTCTTGTGAACACTGTGGTACAACAAATAAAAAGAGAGCGTTACATTTTCACCATATAAACCCAGATACTAAAATTAATAAAGTTTCTACCTGTATTCAGAATGGTTTAATACATGGATTAAAAGAATCATTAAAGTGTTTATATTTATGTGATGAGTGTCATTACAAAGAACATCTTAGATTAGGAGATTACTATGGATACTACGAGGTTATTGATAGATGGAGATATACTTATATACAAAACTTGTTGGGCAGTACAGAGTGAAGTTGAGTGGGAAGATGGAATTGTTACTACGGGAACAAATTTAGATGAACTAAAAATTCAAGCTTCAGCTACTGTAGAATATTTAAAGTTAACCATGAAGCCAGATGAAACTGTTATCTGTTTATCAGACAAGTCAAATAATTTTAGGAAGAAAATTTTTACGGAATATAAGGCACATCGAAAAAAGAATAGGAAGCCCTTGGGGTTCAAACATTTACAGGAATACCTGATAAAGCAATACACATCTAGAACTCTACCAACATTAGAAGCTGATGATGTCATGGGAATTTTAGCTACTGATGGACAGTTTGAAAAAAATTATATTGCTTCCATTGATAAGGACATGACTACAGTTCCTTGTACTTATTACAACCTAGACTCAGAAGACTACATAGCTATCAATACTAATACCGCTGACTTTAATTTCCATGTGCAAACTTTAACTGGTGATGCAGCAGATAATTATAAAGGATGTCCGGGAATAGGAATAAAGAGAGCGTTGGGTCTTTTGTTTGGTAAGAAACCGAATGAATATTGGGGTATTATTAAGAAAGCTTTTGAGAAGGTGGGTTTAACAGAGATGGATGCGTTGGTTCAGGCTCGTATGGCTCGTATTTTAAGAACTGAAGATTATAATATGGAGAAAGGAGAGGTGCTTTTATGGAGCCCCAGATAGTTATGATTCCCTACCAAAAAATTACAGATCATCTAAGGGTAAAAGAAATTCTAGATGAGTGTGCTTTGTTAGCAGAAAGAAAAAATAAAGACTATGCTAAACCTGGAGATCCTTTACACAACTTTCGTAGGATTCTAGAGTTGGGTGCTCCTGTTAGTTTGGGTGTAGCGTGTAGACTACAAGATAAGTGGAGTAGAATTGAAAGTTATTTTAGGGAAGGTAAATTGAGTAATGAATCAATTAAAGATTCTTTGATGGACAACATTAATTACTCAGCTATATTAATCCAAGCACTAGAGGAAGAAGAACGTGAAAAAATTAGTAGAGTTCCACAAGAAGATGAATTTGGCTGTTGATGAGCCCTTCAGTAAAGAGCTCCTTGAGTTTAGAATGAAGCTGATTTTTGAAGAGGTACAAGAGCTTGCTAATGCAGGGCTTAAATTAGAGTCCGGTTTAGATGAGTTAGAACGAGAAGTTGCTATGCAGGATTTCTTGAAAGAGTTATGTGATGTGGTTTATGTGATT